TATGCCCAGCGATACGATCCGAACGACGATGCCAAATATATCGTCGAAGGACGGTGGATGGACGTCGAGGATTTAATCGCGCTCCTTCCGGAACAGGAGGGGAAGATTCGCGATGAAGTCGGCGGGTGGTCGGCGATGCCGACGCCACCCGCAGGGCATGTGGATCGTTCGTTGCTGAACGACGTACAACAGACGGCGATGTTCCTCGGACTGTCCGCGCAACTACAGGGCGGGCGGCGGCGTGTGCGTCCGTTTGAGGTCTGGTATCGGCGGAAAGTGCGCACGTACTACCTCTTAGCGGAGGACGGCATTACGGTGGTGCCGGTTCCGTTGGATTATCAGGCGGCCCGTGAAGCGGCAGCGGCACTGACTGCCGTCAGCATCAAGCAGATGTTTCAAGATCGTCTCTACGTGGGGATCATTCTCGGCAACACCGTTCTGCATCACGATGTTTCTCCGCATTGGACCAATCGATTTCCATACACGCCCTTCTATTCCGGGCGGCGCAAGAACGGCGTGCCGCTCGCGCTAGCGGCGCGACTTGTGCCGATTTGCGAGGCGATCAACAAACGGGAATCGAAGAGCTTAGCATTGCTAACGAATCGGCAATTTATTTATGAAGGGAATGCGATCGAGGACGAAGAGGAGTTCGCGCGCGAGTTAGCGAAGCCTGACGGCCGGTTGCGTGTCCGAGAAGGCACCTTGGCGGGGCCTGGCGGGCCGCGGCTGCTTATTCGCGACAATCTGGATATTGGGGCGGCACAGTTGCAGTTATTGCAAGAAGACAAGGACGCCATGCGTCGCGTCTCGGGGCAGGGCAATGAGGCGATGGGCATGCCGTCGGAAGTCCGCTCGGGCATTGGCATTGCGCGCAAGCAGATGATGAGCAATCTTATCATCACGCCCTTGCACAATAATGTGCGGCGGTTTCGGTTATTGCGGGCGAAGCTGACCTTTGAGTACATGAAGCAGTATCTGACCGAAGAAATGACCTTCCAATTGACCGACGATCCGAACGCGGCCCGTACCGTGCAGATCACGAGAGGGCACTTAAGCGCGTTGAAAGAGCGGATCTACGACATCGTCGTGACGGAGACGAAAGATTATGCGACCTTGCGCGAGCAGCAGGCGGAAATGTTGCTGACCGTGTTGCCGCAATTGGCGCAAGGTGGGGCCTGGTTGGTACGGTTGGGCATTGAGTTGAGCGATTTACGGAACAAAGAGGGCTTGTTGCGCATGATTGAGGCGCAGCAGCAACCGGCTCCGGCTATGCCCAAAGTGTCGGTCGCGTTGAATTGGACTGATTTGACGGCGGAGGAGAAAGCGGCGTTGTCGATGTTGCTCTGGCAATCGCCGGATCTGGCGCGGGCTATTTTAGAGCGCCAAGACGATCCCGCGTTTCTCCAGAAGCTCAAGGCCCAGTTGGTCCAGACGCAGATTAAAGAGGGGACGCGCGCGACCGTCGAGCGCGGGCGTCTTGATGTTCAGGCGTTGCAAACCGCCATGGAAGGGCGATTGCGGTTGCGAGAGTTTCTCGAACGTTCAGGACGGACCCCGCCGACGCCGGCGGGATCACCTGAGGCGCCGACCATGATGACAGCACCACAACCGGAGGGATGAGCCTATGCCGACAATGAACGACGTCGCACATGCATTATTTGGCACCACGATGACGGCCACATCGGCCGACGCACCGACTGCGACGATACCAGAGACGTCCCCTGCTGCGACCACTTCCGCCACGGCTGCGCCGTCTGCGGACTCGGAGCAGCGGGACGCGGCTGCTGCGCCACAGCCGACCAAGACCGAGGCGCCTTCGTCCTCGTCCGAAGCCTCGAAAGACGAGAGGGACGACCTGGCAGCCAGACACGCGGCCGCCGCTCGGCGCTTGGGGAACCAAGTGAAGGAATTGACTGCGCAGCTGAACGAGGCCTTGACGAAAATCAAGGCGTTGGAAGCGAAGCAGGACGGCGACAGCTCGCTACCGAGCGAACCGTCGCCGGAGGACATTGCCGCCCGCGAGCATTTTCGCGGCCGAGAGATCGCGAGTCGGGAATTGGCGTTCCAACTGTACGGAGAAGATGTCGTGAAGCAGCGTGTCTACGGGATCACCCCGGAGGGGAAAGACGTGGAGGGCGGAGGCGACTTCGCCAATCTCGTCAAAGCAAAACCCTGGGTGCACGTAGAAGTGCGTGAACATCCACAGCCGACGATTGCTGCGTATCGGGCCTTATTGCGGCAGGAGTGGATGGATCGGTATGGAGAGGATCCCAGTCAGTGGGAAAAATTGGTCATAGAGAAGGTGCGGCCGAAGCTGTTGGAGGAACTGCGCCGACAATTATCGGCGCAACCGATCGGTGAAGCGGGGCCGTCGCTGACGGCTGTGCGTGGCACCGGGTCGGCTCCGAAGCCTCGGAGCATTGAAGACATTTTTTACGGAAAGAAAGGATAAGCAACCATGCCACTGTTGAACGCGAATGTCATGAGCTTGGTGGATTGGGCGAAACGTATCGATCCTGATGGGAAGACGCCCTATATCGCTGAGGTGCTGGAGCAGAACAACGCAATGGCACAGGATATGGTGCACCGCGAAGGCAATCTGCCGACCGGGCATTTGAGCACGATTCGAACGGGGTTGCCGGCGGTGAGTTGGCGATTGATCAATGGGCCGGCATATGTGAGCAAAAGCACGACTGCGCAGGTGCAAGAGCAGTGTGGCATCTTGGATGCGTGGTCGGAAGTTTCTGAAGACCTGGTGACCTTGGAAGACAATCCGATGGCGATCCGACTGACAGAAGCGGTCGCTTTTTTGGAAGCCATGCGGCAGAAGTGGTCGGAAACGGTCTTGTACGGCAATTCTGCCGTTGCGCCGGCGGAATTTGTGGGATTGTCGCCTCGCTATTCGGCTCTGACAGGGGCGGGCAATTCACAGAATGTGATTTCAGCGGGCGGGACCGGATCGGATAATTCCAGCATTTGGTTGGTGGTGCATGGGGAATACTCCTTCTTTGGGATTTTCCCGAAGGGGTCGAGGGCCGGGCTTTCTCATGAGGATTTGGGGTTGGTGACCCTGCAATCGTCTGACAGTGTCCAGAGCGGACGCATGCGGGTTTATCAGGATCGGTTCATTTGGAAGAGCGGCATTTGCTTGCGAGACTGGCGATATGTTGTGCGTATTTGCAACATCGATGTGTCTAATTTGGTCAGCGGCGTGTCTGCGGCGGATCTTTCCGAACTGATGGTGCGAGCCATTCATCGGTTGCCGGGCGATGACCCATTTTCGGTGGGGAAACCGGTGTTCTACATGAACCGGACCGTGTTGCAGATGCTGGACATTCAGCGGCGCAACGATGTGCAGGCGGGCGGGCAGTTGAGCTACGACGTGGTGGACGGGCGGCGCGTGGCGACCTTCCGTGGTATTCCTGTGCGGAAGATGGACGCGATCCTGAACACCGAAGCAGCAGTGTCTTAACGGCGGCGGTGTCTTAACAAAGGAGATGACCCCATGTATGTTGATCGGTATCAAGTATTGTCGAACAGTCAGGTGTTGACGGCGACGGGTATTTCTACCGATTGGGTGGACCTGTCGGTCGCGACGCCGTTTCGCAATATCGGGCAAGGCGAGCCGCTGGCGGTGTTCTTCAGTTTCCCCTCGGCGGCGGATGCGTCGAGCGGCAACGAGACGTATCAGTTTCAGATTATTCAGTCGGCAAACAGCGATATGTCTGCCCCGGACGTTTTGGTGCAGACGGACGTTGCGTACATTACCCGTACCATGTTGGTGCCGGGATTTTCCGTGACGTTGCCGATTCCGCCGGGTATGGTGACCAAGCGATACCTCGGCGCCCGGTATGTGTTGGGCGGGACGACACCGCAGTTGACGGTTTCGGCCGTGATCATTCCGCTGAGCATGGTGGATCAATGGACCACCTATCAATCGAAGTCTGTAATTTTGTAACGGAGGAGGAGCCATGAGAGTCAGGGCGAAGGAAAAAGGATATTATGACCATGTGCTCAGGGAGCAGGGCAGTGAATTCGAGATTGCCTCTCCCAAGGAACTGGGCGCTTGGATGGAGCCGTTGGAAGCGACGACGGCATCGGTGTCGGTTGGGATTGACCTGAAAAACAAGAAGGAGAAGTAAGCCATGGCGACCGGCACCACGTTCGATTACACCGTCACGCGAGACCGCCTGATTGAGCTGGCATTCCAAGAGATCGGCGTCTTGGAGGCCGGGCAAGTGATGAATGCGGAAATGCTGGCGGATGGGATCGATGCGTTGAGCATGGTCATCAGGGAAACGGACGCGGCGGGGCGGTGGCGCTGGACTATTCAGGCTGCCGCCCACGTGCCATTGCTCACCAACACCGCGGTGTATACCAGGCACAATGGATTACCCTCGGTCATCGCGGAGCTTTTGACCGCGTCATTGCATCTGCCGGAGGGGCAAGACGTCCCGGTCGCCGTCCTCAAGGCGGAGCATTATGAATCCGTGCACGATAAGTTACGCGTGGAGGTTCCCCAGGCCGTGTACTTGACGGATCATGCCACGTTGGCCGATCGCGCCTTGTACGTGTACCCCATTCCGGGGGAGGTGCCGACTCCATCAGTCGTCACCGGGACAGACAGTCAACCGTATCGCTGCATTACAACGCATCGATCCAGTGCGGTCACCCGTCCCATTACCGGCGCGAATTGGTCGTTGTACTGGGAAGCCGGTGGAACTGGGCCGAGTGCCTGGGTGGCGGATCAGCCGTATGGGGCCGCGCCGTCGATTCGCCTGTTGTATCGTCGCCCATTGTATGATTTTGATACTGCGTCAGACAATCCGGACGTCCCGATTTCCTGGCCGCGCTTGATCATGCTAAAGACAGCGGCCGTGTTATCCCCGTGGTATGGGGGGACGCCGGATGAGCAGGTGCTCTTGATGAAAAAAGCGCAAGGGGCCTTTGAAGACGTGTTTCAGCAATCCGTAGCCGTGAAATCATCCAAGCGAGTGCATCGCACGTCATATTTTTAAGATGGCAGAATGGCGCGACATTCCCTTGATCGGGCAGCCGTATGAATCGGTAGACGATGTGCAATTGGATCGATGGGCAGCGACGATTGTCGATGCCGTACCGATCCTCGTTGAAAACAAGCTTCATGTCCAGAAACGGCCAGGCATGACGCCATTCGTGACAGTCCCGTCGGGACGAGGCATTGATGGGCTCTATTGGTGGGAGGCCAATCAATGCGTATTGGCCGTGAGCGACGGGCGAGTCTGGCGGATCCATGATGCCAGCGGTCATACTACCGAATTGACAGGCACCTCCACGCTCCAGACATCGTCCCAGGTCTCCTTCGCGGATGACGGCACGCGCTGTATCATGGCGAACGGGGCATCGATGACGTGGACCGATGGCAGCACGCTGGCGGCGATCAGCGATCCGGACGCTCCGTCAACTGTCACGCACGTCGTGTATCTCGACGGATATATTCTCGCGCTGGAGAGCACCACTGGACGCGTCCATTTCAGCGATTTGATGAATGCGCTGTCATGGCAGGCTTCCAGTTTTTTTAATGCCGAGTCAAAGCCGGATCGTACGCTGGTGTTGCGCGAGGGATTTCGCGAATTGTTGATGCTGGGCGCGGATTCTGTGGAATTTTGGATCAATGACGGCCGGACGCCGTTCAGCCGCCTGGAGGGATCGGCGCAACCCTATGGTACCGCCGCGCCGTACAGCGTCGCGCAGGCGGGCGATACCTGGATCTGGCTGGATCATACACGGCGCTTGGTCACCATGACCGGTCGAAAAGTCACCGCGATGTCCACGCCCTACGATCGCGTCATTCAGCGGTATGCGTCGGTCAGCGATGCAATCGGGTTTGTGACCTCGCTCGAGGGCTGGCCATTATATGTGCTCAATTTTCCGGCAGCCCAAGAAACGATCGTGTTGAATTACGAAGCCGGAATCTGGACGAAATGGGGGAATTGGGATTCTCAGTTGGGGCGCTATCGACGGTTTCGCGGGCAAACCTACTGTTTTGCGCGTCAATGGAACCTCCACTTGCTGGGAGATTATGAGACCGGTGTCATCTATCGCACTGATCGGCAGACCTTTCAGGATAATGCACAGCCGATTCGCTCGCTGATTCGCACGGGCCATATTTCCCATGGCGTGCTAGGGCGGAAACGGTCCGATTGTGTGCGCTTGCATTGCAAGCGAGGCGCCGGTTCAGCGAGTGCACCGAATCCGCAAATCATGATGCGGCGGCGGATCGACAACGGGGCGCAATGGACCAACGAGCGCTGGCGCAGTCTGGGCCAGGTGGGCGAACATGAACCGTTCATCGACTGGTGGCGGAACGGCATCTACAAGACCGTGCAGTACGAGTTTGTGCATACAGACAATTCCGATTTCATTATCATGGGCGCACAGGAGCGCGTCCGCGCGATCACCTAATGATTCCCCTGCGGTTGCCGCCGGGTACGGCGGAACTGAAAGATACTCGGGCACTGGAATATTTTCTGGCGGCGCTGCATGCGATGATGTCGCCGATCGGCACCGTGACCATCGATCTGCCGTCGATTGCCGCCGGGGGTATTGCAACCTTCACGATTCCGGTTCAAGGGGCCCGGCCGGGGCAGCAACAAAGCGTCAGCCTAGCGCCGCCGGATACTGTCCCGGCCGGATTGCTCTGGTGCGGCTACGTCAGCGGGCAGGACACCGTCACCGTTCGCGTGTACAATACGACCGGATCAGCGATTAATCCACCAGCTGCGACATGGGGGGCGAGTGTGCGACCATGACGCCGGCCATGCAACCATGGTTTGTTCTGACCTACCCACGCTGTCGCACGGCCTGGATGGCGACGTTTCTCTCCGGAGCGGGCGTTCCAGCCGTGCACGAAGGCTGGAAGTATTGTCGCACAGCCAAAGAATTGCGGAATCTGCTGGAATCCTTCGAGGCACCGGTTACCTGCAATAGCGACTGCATGAATCTGTTTTTTCTTGAGGAGATTCTTGATGAATTTCCCAATGCGAAATTTATCCGGATCGATACGGTCGTCGGTCGCGTGGTTGACTCCCTCCAACAGTCGCCCTATGCCGAACAGGGCGGCACGGAGTATGTGGCGGACATGTTGTATCGGTATGAATTGGCCTGGGCGCGAGCTGCACAGTATGCGATTCATCCGGAAACGCTCCGGATCGATCATTGGGGGCCGGAAGAATCGGCAGCCCTCTATCACGCGATGACCGGGCGTTCGGTCTCACCGGTGTGGGTTGAAATGATGACCGGTTTGCACGTGGAAATCTCTGCGGAGCAAGTCCGGCAGGACATTCAGCGTGCCAAGCAAGGGGACTTTGCACACATTACTGCGGCATTGAGGAGGGTGGAAACATGGCACTCATAGCGGCAGCAGCCATTGGCGGTGCGGCATCGCTTGGTGGCAGTATTTTCAGCGGCATCTTTGGGGCTTCGGCTGCGCAGCAGCAGGCCCGCGCCATCGAGGCGGCCGCTGAAACGGCGCGGCGGACGGCACTGGAACTTGACCAACGAGCGCGACGGGACATGGCCCCGTTTCGCCAGTACGGCGTCGAAGCGGGTGACTTGGCGATGCGCCTTCTGCGTCCGGGTGGCAACGTGGCGCTGCCTCTCCAAGAGAGCCCGTTGTTTCGTTGGCAGCAAGAGCTAGGCATGCGGGAAATCAATCGGGAACTGGCTGCGCGTGGGCTGTACGGCTCAGGAGCAGGCCTGGAGCAACTGCAACGCTTCACGAATCAATTGGTTGCCGAAGAGGGAGATCGCTATTTTCAGCGGCTCTATAACATGACGGTGATGGGACAAAATGCGGCATCCCGTATGGCGACCGGCACCACGATGACCGGAGCGAATCTCGCCGACCTGACGGGACGAATGGGTATCGCACAGGCCGGAGCCATCGGGGCGGCCGGGCAATCGTTGGCGTCCATCGGCACGGGCATTGCGGATACCACGAATCAGTTCCTGAACAATTACTTACTGGCTTCGCGTCTGCCGATGTCGAGCAGTTCTTCTCTATCGTCGGAGCAACCGATGTTTTCACGCGACCTCGTTCGGTATGGGCAAGGCGGGTACGATTTTCTCGTGAATGCACCGGCAGCATTGCGCATGCACAGGTGACCGATGGCGACCAATCTGGATCTCAGTGGCATTCTTCAGTACGATCTTCAGCGGCAACAGTTGGATGAACAGCGTCGCCGTAATGATTTGTACGAACGGCACGTTGCAGTCCAGCAACAACAAGCCGATGAGGTCGCACGCGCGCACCAAGAGCGAGAGCGCATTCGTGCAATCAACATTGGCATGAAATTGGTCGATGATCCGACCATTCCGCTACAGACTAAAGCCGTCGTCTATCGCTCGTTGGCGAATCTGGCGGGGTTCGGAGACCTGGAGGTGGATGACCTCCTGGGCGCAGAAGACTCGCTAAAAACCATCGGGCGAGCTTTTCTCAAGCAGGATCGGCAGGGCTTGGAGCAAGGCATCGTCGATCTCTCGTTGCGGTTTCCGGACCTGGCCCTGAAAAATCTGGAGATTCTGAGCAAGACCCAAGGATTGACCGAGAAAGCGGAAGCGCACGGCATGACCCTGAAATTGCATGCCGAGCAGTTGCGGAAGCTCCAGCAGCAGGATGCCGCCGTGACCGCCTCGCGCTACAGTTACCAGCCAGTCGTTGAGCAATTTGAATCGCACCTCCGGCTGTTCGGGGACATAGGGACAACACTGTACGCACAGTCCCCGAAGGCCAGGCAAGCCATCATTAAAGCCACTCCGGACTTGCAGCGGTTTTTCGACGAGCTTCGCGATCGACGCGATGTTTCCGCGATGATGGAGCGTGAGGCGCGAAAAGAAGAGGAATATTGGGCCGCACAACTGCGCGCGGTGGATATGGGCGAGTCGCACGCTGACCCGTCTGTCATCGAGTTACGGCGGGCGGCAGCCCATCGCGTGGCGGAGGCGCGCAAACGTGAACAGCAGTGGTTGACCGGTTTGCACAAAGATCAGTGGAACAAACAGGACTTCGACGCTTTCCTGGAAGCGCATCGCGGGCTAGAGACTGCGATGCATGAGACCAAGCAGCACGCCAAGCTTATCGCGGACGAACGACTGGCGTTGCAGACACAGAAATTTGACGATCAGACACGCTATCGTGGTCAGGTCGCGGCGGCGCAAGCGCTGGTTTTGGAGCAGTACGGATACGAGCCGCCTTCGGATGCGTTAGCGAAAATCGCCAAGCAGCATGGTGTGAAAGCCTCTGACGTGCTCCACGGCCTTACTGATCCGGCGAAGAAAAGCAAACTGTCGATTGAATTGGCGCCGAGAGTCAAGGCGGACTTGCAAGATACGGTGATTAAATTCGAGACATTAGCCGGTACGATTCGCGACATCCGAAAGATCGTCATGGAACATCCGGAGGCGGTCGGGTTGACCGGCAACCTGCGGCGGGCGATTGGCGGCATCGCGCAGCAAACCTATACCGGCATGCGTTCGGCATTTCGCGCGGATACCAAGCTCACGCCTGGTGCGCGAGAGCGATTGTCGAAATTGTTCGGGACGAAGCCGGAAGACGAGTTGGAAGCATTGGCGATCGGGTTGACCTACAAGCTGGCACGGGTGATGTCCGGAGCCGGGGTCATGTCCGACTTGGATGTAGGGAACGCCGAACGGATGGTCAGTCCATTGCGGTCCTGGATCGGACCGGATCAATTCCTGAATCATCTGGGCGCGATTGAGCGGGAAACGCGGCGCATGGCCGAAGAATCGAAGGCCGTGCTGAAATCAGGCTCTGTTCTGCGCGGCGAACCGCGACGGGCGGTCAGTGAGATGAACGACGAAGAATTGTTGCAGGAATTGTTGGGAGAAATGCAGCCGTGACCGAAATGGACAACAGTGTCGCACAACCGGAGGCCGAAGCGCAGCCGCCTGTACCACCGGAGACGGAGCCGTCGAATCGACGGGCCGAGTTGGTCGATGAACTGACGCGGCGGATGCACAGCGGGCAGTTATCGCCACGAGCGCAGGAGATCTTGACCGAGCTACAACGACGCGGCCGCTTGCCGAGCGATGTCGCATTGCCGGAGGCGAACAGCCCGACAACGTCGGCTTCTCCACAGTACACCGGCGCCTTTCGGCCGATCGGTGTGGCGGCGACGGGCTTCAATAAAGGGCTGGCGGGCTGGGTTGACCTGATCAATGACGGGCTGAAGGCCATCGGGTTGCCCATGTCCGATGAGCCGTTCATGGGATCGGCGTTCGTCGATAAATACCTGGGCGGGGCCGAATTCCAGCCACAAAACATCATGGAGTCCGTCATCCAACGCGCGGGCAAAGAAATCGGCGCGACCGTCCCGATTGTCGGAGGCACCCTCTTGAAGCAGGGGCAAGTTGTCGCACAGGCGGCATCCGGTGCGCGACCGGCGGCCATCGCGGATTCGACCAAAGACGCCGTGCGCAATCTGCCACGGATCATGGCGGACGAGTTGGCCAAGATTGATCCGGTCAAACTGACCGCGCTGGAAACGGCATTGGCGGCAGGGGCTGGGTCAGGGGCGGAAGTAGTGCATCAGGTCTTTCCGGAAGGCGGACCAACAGCGGAATTTGTCGGAGAATTATTGGGGAGTTTTACCCCATCGGTCATGCTGGGGCTTGTGCAACGGTCGAAAGAGCTAGTCGCCACAGGGGCGCGCACCCTGGTTGGCTTCGAGACGAGAGAGGAGACCAAGCGGAGGCTAGGCGGGGCCTTGAAAGAAGCTGGAACGCCGGAGGAGATTGAATCGGGAATTCGGCGGGCCGAAGAGCTTCGTCAGGAGATTTCCCCGACGGCCGGGCCGGAAGAAGGGTTGCGGCTATCGACGGGATCGGCCATCACCGGCGGCTCCGTGACGGCGGTCGAGCGGGCGGAAGCGCGAGCCAGCGTCAAGATCGGTTCGGCGTTGGCGCGGCAACGCGAGCAGAACATCGAAGCGATCCGCGACTACTTTGAGGCCACGGCTCCGCCGGGCAATGTCAGTGCCTTGATCGAGCGATTGCAGGCCCTTCGCGCGAAAAACGAATATTTGTTGCAGCAAGGCTTGGATCGGACCGAACGGAAACTGATGGCCTTGCGCGGAGAGTTTTCGGCGCGGAAGGCGGCGATGTTGAACGATCTGGAAATGCGCATGAACGCGGCCGACCAAGCGATTGACGCACGCCTGCGCGCCATCGGTCCGAAATTGACATCGAAGGAACGCGCGGACGTCATTCGGTCGCAATACGACGATGCCGTCGCGCGTTTTCGCGAGCAGTCGCGAGCCGATTATCACGAGTTAGCCAATTTAGGCGATGCCGAATTGCCGGTTACCGCTACGCGCACCGAATTAGCCAATATCGAGATGGACTTCCCGGGCGTCCTACAGGCCATTCAGAAAATAGACCCGCGCGTTGCGCAAGCTATTCGCGCGCTCGGGCGGAATTATGAGTTACAGTCTCGGCTTGAAAAGGCCAAAGCGGATTTGGAAATCACCGGGCCGTCCCTGGGATCACGCGGGGGGGTCCGAGTGTACAACGAACAAGCCGGAAAAGGCGGCACGCCAGAAGTCGTGGGCGTGCAATCGGCCTATCCGGACTGGTACCGCGGCTTGACGACCGGCAAGAACGCGCTTTCTCGCGAGACAATCGAACACGCGATCGACACGATGCTGACCGGCGCAGACCATGGATTGCGCCAAGACACGTTGGATCATGTCAAGTCCGCCATCCTCAACGATCGTTCGTTTCGAGAGAGCCCGTTTTACGATCCGGTCATGGATTTGATCGGGCCGGAGCAGCTTTCAGCGCCATTGAGCACGCTCCGCAATCTGCGGGCCGATGTGCTGGCGTCGATGCGCCGGTTGCGTAGCAATCAAGCCGCGATGCAGCAAGGCGGACGAGTTCAGCATTATGTGCTGAACCGCGTCTTGGACGCGGTTGATCGCGACATCGATCAATTATTGCCCGGGGCGTCGCCATTTGCGGATCGATACCCGCAGCACGGCGAACTGTACAGACAGATATCGGCCGATTATCGGGAGGGGGTGGAAACCCTCTACCGGGGGCAGGTCGGCCGGTTGGCGGAGATTCGCGCGAGCACCGGGCGCTATGCCGTGCCGGAAGGCTCGGTTCCGGCCATGTTTTGGCGCGACGAGACCAGCCTGGACGAATTCCTGAAAGCCTTCAGCGGCAACCGCGAGGCGAAAGAAGCCCTGCGGGATTACGCGCAGATGGATTTCTTTGAGCATGCCGTCAAGCGTTTGGAGGGCGGGAAATTCGCCGTCGATGAAGTCGCGGCGGCGGCCTGGCTGGATAAGCACCGGCCGAAACTTAAAGCGTTCCCCGACTTGGAGGCGACCTTTCGCGACACTGTGTCCATGCAGCAGCGGTTTGACATTTTACGGGACCAATGGAAGCTGTACACGCATGAGCGCAAGGGCGAAGCCGCGCTTCGGCAGGCCATGATGGAGAATCGGCGGCCCGGTGATTTTGACCCTGCGCGGATTGAGCTTATGGAAGAACGCTTGGCACGCACCCAGGACATCGTCCGGCGGACCAAAATGCAGTGGGAAACCTCGAAAGCCAACCTATTCCTCCGGCATGGCGGATCGTATGAAAATGTCCTGGAGGCAGCCAATGCGGTTGTCATTGACAAGCATCCATTGGCGACCTATCGGAGCGTGGTCAAGACCTTACGGAACGATCCGGAGGCCGTAGCCGGGCTGAACAAGTCGATTTGGCTGGCCATGATGCAAAAAATCGAAGCCGGGATGATCGGCACCAGCGGCGCTGTCAATCTCGGGAAATGGCACGCGGGGCTAGTCCGCATGATGACGACACACGGCGACCTGATGCGGGAAGTCTTAGGGCCGGAAGGCTTCCGCCGGTTGCAGATCACGCGCGATGCCGTGGAGCACGTGGCCCGGGCGGCCAAGGAAGGCAGCGACACGGCAGTGAATCTCCAAGTTCATGCCGCCTTGGTCTCTACCTGGCTTTCACGCGGCTGGGCGATCCTGACAGGGCGTGTGCCAAAGGGATTTGGCATAGCGGACAGGGTTTTGAATCATCTGCTCGGTGTCTTTCGGAAGCATACCGCAGAGCAGCAAGAGGAGATTCTCTTAGAAGCCTTTACGAACCCCAAACTATACCAGGCCTTGATCAATACGGCACAATACGGCCCGAATAATCGGATGGTGCGCGAGCAATTGGCACGCCATCTGCACCTATTGAACATGAGCGAGCAGATGACGGACGGCGAACAGGAGCAGCCATGAGCGCACAGCGGATGCAACTGGGGCCGTTTTTCAGCGGTGGGGCACTGCTTGGCGGAGTCAAGCTCTATGCCTTTGAGGCAGGGACTACGACGCCACGATCGTTGTGGGCCGATCGAGACCAGACGACGCCGTTATCGCATCCGTTCATCGCCGACAGCGCGGGCATTCTCAACTTCTTTGCTGACGGGCTGTACAAGCTCGTGATTTGCGGGCCGAACAGTACCGGGCCCTCCCATGACATTCTCTATACGCTGGATAATTGGTCGATCCTGGATACGACCGGTTCATCATTAGGCGAAGGGCCCACGATTACCGCCTCTTCGACCATCGCTGTTGGGCCGTATGTCTGGGCGCATATCGTCGGGTCGGCGACTATCGCCGCTATTACCGGCAGCATTCCATTTTTTTGGGCTGTTTTTGACGGGACGCCGATTCTCCAACATTCGTCCGTTCTCATTCTGCCCGGCGGAGCCGATCGGCAAGTGCAGACCGGCGAGTGCTTGTTTTTTCTGAATGACGGGGGTGGAGTTTGGAGGTTAGCTTCGTGGTGGGGGCCGCGGCAACAACCGGCAGTCGTTGCGTCGGCCTCGATGACGCCTCCACCACCAGGGAGCCTTCTGGAAATCACTGGTTCCACTAACATCTCTACTATTGCCCCCCGCTATCCAGGGTATGAGTGGACGGGGTATTTCACGAATGCAGCGGGCTGCAATCTGATTGCTTCATCGAATCTCGTGACCCCATGGGGTGTGGATTATCGGACGATCCAGCAGGAAATGATCCGGTTTGTGCAAGTGTCGGAGACTGCCTGGCTGTGCTATAGCCTGAATGGCCCCAGAGAACGGACTGGGCAATCCATTAATTGGTCTGGCCTGGTAGACCCGCCAGGTTTTCTCTCTGAGAATGGGGCGGCGGTTAGCCGTACCACGTATTCCGGGCTTTTCGCCGTCATTGGGACGACCTATGGGGCCGGAGATGGATCAACGACATTTAATGTGCCAGATTCCCGAGGACGCGTGGATATCATGCTGGACGGAGGCGCGAACCGGATTACTTCGGTGTCGGTCGGGGGCGAGAACGCGAACACATTGGGAGGAACGGGGGGAGCACAGACCCACACTCTGACCATTGCGGAAATGCCGTCTCATGGACTGCATGGCGTGAGTGGCAATCAGAACTTCGGGACGGGCGGGACGCACAACTGGGGGTCGATCGGTGGTGGCGGGGCGCATTCCAACACGCAGCCATGGATCGCCAAAAAACGGTACATTCGCTTTTAGGAGGACGCGCGTATGGCACAGGCAACCTTACAACAGGACGGCACAATTTTGTTGACGCTGTCCAATGTCGAACAGATTGCTATGGCTGACCCAGCCGTTTTCAATGCTTTCACTGAATACTGTACGTTGTGGATTGAGAACCGCACCCATGAGCTATTTAACGAGCGGTTCAAATTGCTCTCACCGGAAGATCAACAACTGGTACTCTCGAAGTTTGCCGGCGGATCAGGAGGCGCATAACGAGCATGGCGCAGTGGCACGCATTCGGCCCGTTCTTTCAGCATGGTGCACTGGTTACGGCTCCCCGGCTCTATCATTATGCGGCAGGCACGACCATTGATCAGCTATGCTGGATGGATCGGGCGAAGACAATCACGGCGCCTCAGCCCTTGATTGGCGATGCAAACGGCCTGGTGTGGGCCTATTTTGAGGGCAACTACAAGCTGATAGTGACCACAGCCGATGGATTAGTATTGGCGGCGTGGGATCAGGTCGTCATTGCAGAAGGCGGCCTGTCTCAGGAAGGCAGCATAATAGCCGGTGAGATCGAGCTCATGCCGGGGCAGACTGCCACGCTCCCATCGATTCATGTGCCAGGGGCCGTAGTCGGGCGACGAGTCGATGTTCGCCCACCAGTGCCAGTGCCGAACGTATCGCTCTACGGCTATGTGAGCGCGCCGGATATCGTGACTGTACAGCTCTTTGCCGCGCTTACTGGGCCATCTGGATTTTCTCCGTTTCCTGGAATGAGCATCCCGGCCAATAGCGGCGTTTTCGGGCCGTCCATTACAGTGCCAGGGGCGGCGGTAGGGGATGCGGTCATTGCCTATCCTCCGTATCCGCTGGCAGGGGTGTTAATCACAGCCTATGTGAACAATGTCAGCGAAGTGCACGTTCGCTTGTACAATAGCACGAGTGGCACGCTGTATTTCCCAAATGCTGACTGGTATTTCGTTGTGCTGAAACGGAGCGCGATTGTCATTCCTGCGGGAACGTGGCATGTGGTAGTATCGGCTCTATGAACCTGGAGGTTACCATGGGGAGATTGCGAAATTGGCTGATAGGATGCGTGCTGCTGCTCGGGATAGGTTGGAGCGGGGGAGAGGCGGCGGTCACGGAGACGGTCACGAGGACGGTGACCATTAACACCGATGCGACCGACTTCACGATTGTGTCGAACGTCGCTAACCGCATCGTGCGGGTGACGCACATCGATGTTCAGAACATCGGCACAACGGGGAAGGTGGCCTTTCAACTCTGCGATGGGCCATGCGCGAGCGCGACGGCGAAGATCGGACCGTTTGAACTGTCTCCAGGCACGGCGAGCACACAAGGCGGGGGCTGGACCTTTGCCTGTTCGGGAACAAATTGCGCCTGGACGATTACACCGGGGAACAGTTTGTTCGGGCAGGCCTCGACAGGGGCCACGAACAATGTGCGGGTACATATCACGTATGAATATTACCAGCGATGAGGGGGACCATGCGACATCGAACCATTGGCATCGGCATCGGCCTCTTGGTGCTGGCGTGCTGGCAGGGATCGGCACACGCGCAGTTCTTTGGTGGCGGTAGCGGCGGAGGAGGAGGTGGTGGTGGTGCTAACGTCAGCATCAACGGTGTGCCGGAGGCGAACCCGAATTTCTCGACCGGGCGAGACATTCGGATTACCAATTCATCCGGAGTCGTAACGGCTTCTCCGGCCTACTATCTTGATGTTCGCGATTTCGGCGCTGTCTGTGACGGGGTCACAAATGACGCCGCGTCTATCCAGGCGGCATTAACGGCGGTCTCGAACGGCGGGACGGTCGTTGTGGACGGTTCTAACGGATTGTGTGCGATCGGGGCGCCGGGTATTCGATTGACCGGCAAAACCGATGTGACTGTGGAGGGGCGCAACGGCGGCGGATTTGTGGCGATGGCCTCCCTTGAGACTGGAGGACAAACGCACAGCCTTGCTCCGGCCAGATATTTGTGGGTCATTGACGCAGGTGTACGGATTACGGTGCGGGCATTACGGTTCCAGGATGCGGCAACACCGGTGCAAGCAGGCTTCCTGTTCGCACAATGCACAGAGTGTGTGATCGAGCGCAACATGTTGATAGGAGGCGGTTCCGGGAATGCTGGTAATGTCAGCGCACAAATAGTGCTGAGGGGCGGCATCCGCAACATCGTGCAGCAGAATCGGTTTCGGGACTCAAATACCGGTACCGGCGACAACGCGCGGTGTCTGTGGCTGGGGGACAATGTGGCGGTTGCGCGCATCGAGCAAGATGACATCGTTCGCGACAACATTGTGACCGGCTGTCGAGCATCCGCGATCACCTACAACGGCACGGGCGGGTTGTTGGAGGGGAATATCGTGGAGACCGTGGGGGACGGATCAGGATTCTCGGTCGCCAGCAATGTCGGGACAGAGCAGGTCCATAACCAAGCACTCAAGATTGTGGGGAATACCGTTCTGAGTGCGGCATACCATGGTATTCAACTGTATGCACCTAGCCTCACCAATAACGGCCGTAATCAGCGATTGACGATTGCCAACAACATCATTCGCCAAGCTAATTTAGCGGGAATTTACCTACTTAACACAACGCATGCGACTGTGACTGGCAATGTTATTGCAGACGTGGCGAACATATCGTCAGATGCCGGCATTTCCGTGTTAGGCTCATCAAGCGATCTCGTACTGGCACACAATGTGCTCGCGGGACAGGCGCCTGACGTCAACAGTACGTTTCGGTATGGCATCCGCATCATACCTAGTGGCGCTGTTACGTGCGAGCGAATTGTCATTCAGGGGAATTCGATTACGCATGCCCAGTATATGGGCATCGAAGTGGCTTCAGGACCAACAGGCACGGTGCGCAATGTGCAGATCCTGGACAATAATATCCATAACACATGGAATACTAGCTTCGGGCACGGAATTCAAATCACCGGCGATGCCGGCGCATCGGAAACGATTACCGACGTGATGATCGCCGGGAATACGATCACATCGTCTACTGGGTTCGACATCCGACTGCACGCGACACTAAATACGGCCACTGCACGCATTTATGTCGATCCCTTCACGAATCGGTTCACCACTGCCGAGAACGTGGGGTATACCGGCGTTGCTGTGTTGGAGGACGGAACGGCGACCCCCTCAGTACGATATGGCACGCAATGGCGCGTTTCCAGTGCCTTGCCGCGCACTATTACTGACTTGACAAACGGACGCCCGGGGCAGTTTCTGTACCTGCTGTTCGGCGATGCCAACACAACGATCCAGCACGGATCGACCATTCAGCTAGCTGGTGCGGCCAGCTATACTGCGCAGGCCAATGATATTTTGGTGCTCACGCTTGACGGAACCGTCTGGCGTGAGGTGACGCGATCACGTGTGGGGGGCGGCGGTGGGGGTGGCATTGGAGGCTCGACCGGCTCGACGGATCGCGCGGTCATTCTGGCGAACGGAACCGGCGGGTCGACGATTCAGGGGTCGCTCTGTACCGTCTCGACGACCGGGCAGATGAATTGTCCTGATGGATTTGTCTCCGGCGATACCGGCATCGGGATAGTGACGTTGCGCGAAGGGGCAGCTCCTGGTCCGCCGGCGGGCGCGGGGCAACATCGACTGTATTTCGACCAGGCCGATTCTGCGCTCAAAAGTCATGAACAAGGCGGGTCGATCGTCAGGTATCACAGTAACGCCACGGACCTGCCGTTCGAACAATGGCTAGAGGTGGCGGCTTGCCAAAACAACGTCGCGCAAGCCATTGTTGACCTGCCGACCGCGAATGCGCCGACGGTTGCGTGCAATCTTTCCGGCGGACGCGGCCATCTCAATTTCGATCCGAATAGCGACCAAGTCTTTAACTGGCGGTATCGGTTGCCGTCAGGCTATACAGGCTTGACGTTGATCTTTCGGTATCGTGTCACATCGAGCGACGATACGACATTCGTGCGATGGTGTGCGCAACTGGCCAGCGTAGGGTACGGGGAGGCCAGCGATCCGGCGTTACCGGCCCGCGGGACGAGCAATTGTATTACCGGTCCGGTTTACAATACCGCGAATCGAGAGGTAGAGGTCATGTTATCGCAACCGACCTGTACCGCATGCGCAGAAGGGCGCGTTGTATACGGACAGATCGGGCGACATGGCACGGATGGGTCGGACACTGCGACCGGGACGGCGCAGTTGATTGGCATGACGGTTATTGTCACGCGGAGGCTATAATGCGCATTCTCTGTGCCATTATTGTCTGTGTCTGTCTGGCTAGCCCTGCGTATGCTACGAGCTTCCGCGGGGCCGTTCATCTCGACGTTCCGGGGACAGATGCATTTTGTACTGTCACTCCGCCGACAGGTACGACCGCGGGAGACCTCTTAATCGCCGCAGTGCATACAGCGAACAACACCACAACCGTCACACCTCCACCCGGATGGACCCTGATAGCATCCGGGGCATTCGGAGCCGGGAATGAGCGCGGCGTATTCCTCTACTGGAAAATTGCAGTCGAAAACGAATCGGCGGCAACGTGGACTTGGCCCGTCGCAAACAACCGCTGCGCGTGCTCGATGGCGGCCTACTACGGAGAGATTGTTGGCACACCGATCGAATCGTACTCCAACATCCCGTACGGCACAAACGATCAGATTATCCGCGGTGGGAGCATTACCGGAACCGGAGATCGATGGCTGTTATTTGTGGGAAGTACCGTCATTGCCGGGTCAAACAACAATGCCATTACCCCGCCGACGGATTGGGTGGAAGATTTCGAGGAGCATACCAGTAGTCGGAGGCACGGTTATTTTGCGCGGACGTGTCTGTCGTTAAACGGTTCGGCTGGACCATTTGACGCCACTCTTAACGTGAGTACGACTGAGAAGCATGCCATGGTGTTGGTGCTGGCTAACGGCGGAGTATCTTGTAGCGGTGGGGGTGGCGGGGGCAGCATGGGGGCAGGCTTACGACGACGATGGTAACCTGGGGATTAACGCCGACAACGCAGCGGGTGGCTGAATGGGTGTTAGCGCGCTGGCCGCAGTTGCGGATCACGTCGGGCAGGCGTTCACTTGATGAGCAGATCCGGGTGATGACACGGAATACGCGCCGGTATGGTCGAGACTGGATTCAA